AGGCAACACCTTGGTAATAATAATCTTCTATCCACTCTTCTCTCTTCGGCTTGTTCGATTGTTTAAAGTCAACTATACTCTCACGTCCTTGATACACGCCAACTAAATCTGTCTGCCCAGCATACAAACCAGGATAACTTAAAACTACTTCAGAGCCCCATACTTCTTCTAAATTAGGGAAACCCTTCTCAATGACTACCTTTGCCATTCGATGCGCTTCCTGGCCTACGTCTGTAAGATCTAGCGTATTGTTTCCGAGGATGTGATGTTCTAAAATACTGTGCATAGCCGACCCTCTTTTAGCTGCCTCATTCTTGACACGATTTGCCTCATTCTTGCCTTTTTTAGCAATCCACTTAGCCAAAGACTCTCGCTTCTCGTCGCTCTGTGTTTGACTCAAAATGGTAGTTACTGATGGTAGTTTCTCGTCTCCCACTTCATAGGTTCTTTTACCATCTACACTAGATCGTATAGATTTAGGATAGGTAAAGCGTTTATTCCACTTCACCTTTAAAAAACTTTCTACAATGTTCTTCGTATTCTTTATCTGTATGTTCTTCAAATCTAACTGTCTTCATCTCGTCAGGAGGGACATCGCGTCCGATACTCTCCCCCTCTAACGCCGGAAGTTCGTCGCTAGCTTTCGCATTATCGCTTAGGTCCAGAGAGTCGCCAGTGGCAAGACCATGTACCCCTATTCCGGTAACTTTTCTAATTTTTATTTTATTTTTAATTCCCATTATTATTTCTAAAATATTTTAACATTTCATGATACGCATGCACTGCGTTATACTTCTTTCTATCATATTTTTTCTTATCTTTCACTACTTTAGATCTAAATTTTGGTGTTCTAAGTTCTTTAGCTACGGGATTTTTTACCATAACCAGTTCCTTTCTCTCTATTTGACCACCTTTTGTTCCAACCATAAACATTCATCTTACTACCGTAATGTTCAAAGAACCTATAGTAGATATCTTTAGTTCTTTTCCAAAAATATTTTATATCGTCTATTGTATCAGGTATTGTTTTCATTTGTCTTTCTTTAAGTATTCAGGTGCAAAGTTTGCTAGATTATTTAAAGGCGCTGAGTCGTGTACATTACCAGACACACTGATACGTGTGCAATCAGATTTAAATGGGCTTACCCAATGCTTCAACCAGGCAGGGAAAATAAACATATCTAATTCTTCAGGAAAGTATGACATATATGTTACACAATCTCTTGTGCCGTCGCCGTATAAAAATTGTATACCACCAGGGCCACAACTTTTACCTTTATAATCTGCATTTTCTTTTTTTAGTTCGTCAGGTATTTTTAAATAAATTACAAAAGATAGTTTACCATCATGATCGTGTGGAGGGTTAAACTCGTATTGTTTTTGATGATTAATCCAAAGAGCTGATAAAACATAATGTGGTTTTATTTCATTTTTTTTATTAACATGTCTCTCATAGGCTTGATCATACACACCAAAATAAGCTGCTAACCAAGGGGCCATTTTAGCTCTTGCCTCTTCACTATATGCTGTTTCTACATCTATCTGTCCAGCTAGTTTACCTCTAAAGTCAACATCGTTAAACTTAGCTTCGTCTAGTAATTGTTTACCGTATTCAGGTTTTATCTTAAATTTGGTAACACACGGTCCCCAATTAAATGTTTGTATTTTTATTTGTTCTGCCATTTACATTTCTCCTTTGTTTCTAAATTGTTGTACTGCATCATGTTCTAATTTTTTAACTTTAGTTCTTAAATCTAGTATCTCGTCTTGTTGTTTTTGATTTGCTTTATGTAGCACATCGTTTCTAAACCTAAGTGTTTCCAACTGTTTTTCTAGTTCTTCACAATCTTTATTTGTCATTACCATTACTTCGATACTCCAAACGTCGCTCTCATCATCGCAGTTTTAGGATCCCATTCAAAGTCCCCTATTTGTACTTTACTGCAACTTGTCAGTGTCAATACCACTATAATCATAATTAAAGTCCGCATCTTCTACCTCTCCCGCAGAGTCACACACTGCGCATTGTATTGTTATTTTTTCTTTCTCATGTTGGTCACTCCAGATTCTTCTGAATCCGTTGCCCATACATGCATCACATATCTTTCTCATATTTTTTTATTTTCCCTTTTGCTTTTCTATAAATGTAACCAGGATCATAACCTGCGTATATACATACACTTATAAAGTCTCTATTTCCTAAATCAACCCACTCAAGAGCTGATCTCATTTCTCCATAAGTTAATGGTAGAGCTTGTGCTTTTTTAGAACATGCTTCGTATACTCCTTGAGATAAAACTGCTTTCCAAAGCTTTTGCTCTGGTGTTTTTTCATACTCTAAAAATACGCCACTATTTGCTAAATCTGCCATTTAACTTTCTCGCTTTTTCATTCACCAATGTTTTTACAACTTGACTACGGCTAAGTTTTACATCAGGTGCAATCTTAGTCTGCAGTTTCGTTATTGTCGCATACGTGTCATTATCGACAGTTATGTTTTTGTACTTGCTAAAGTCTGTCATAGCTTGTAACCTTTCTTTTATTATTTGTTTTCTATAATATAGGACATTAACTCAAAATATACAAGAGGTCAAATGAAATTTTTATTAGTGCTATCGGTGTGTTCTGCCACATTTCAGACATGTTTCCCCCCTGTAACAAATGACGTGCTTTATGACTCACATTTTGATTGTGCAACTGCAGGTTACTTAAATGCTATAGGTATGATGCGTGATATAGGTGTAGAGCAAACTAATGAACAAAAAATAGTAATTTCATTTAAATGTAAAGAGACTCCTATTGCGGGGGTTCATTATCACAGATATAGCCAATAACCTGTTTACCATCATACATATGGTATGTGTGACTACTAAATAATTTTCTTTGTTTTTTTTCGTGCACTCTTACATTGTGGTGAAACCAAGACTCACAACTATCTCCTGATACAACTTCAAAAGACTCCATCTTGATGTCGCCAAACGTTGTTAAAAACAATAATGTGATAATAACTGGTTTCATATGTACATTAGAATGATTCCAAACAAGATAATTAAAAATAAAATAATATCAACCCAGAAAAGAAAGATAATAACTTTCCAGAACATTACCGCCCCTGGCCACGATACTTCTTACGATGAGGTTTACGTTTAGAAAATTTTTTTGCGTGTCGACCAGGACGTTTTTTTGGTGTGCGCTTGATGTAGGTGTTTACTCCGAAGAGGGGTTTTCTTTTAGCCATTCTCTGTCCTGTTCGGTTAATTTAAAATATTTAATAGAACCATTTACGTATTGTCTTGTTTCTTCACCACAATTTGTGCATCTATAATAATCAGTTACGACTGCAACTAATAATGCATCTTCACTACAGTGTGGACACTCTCCATGCACTGTATCAACATAACCTATTTTAAAACCTGATTTTATTCTAACCATGGCTTATAATTTATTTTACCGTCTTCTCTAAATGCTCTGAGTGATTGATTTCTATTTGCTTCTGTTGAATAACTACAATGTATCCAGCCCGAAGTCGGTTCGTTATCACGGTAAAATTCTAAGATAAGCTGGTCAAATTCTAACTCATTCTTAATCCAAAGAGCTAGCTCTCTATTATCTACCCCAGGTATTTCAAAGTCTGCTGCAGCTGCGCCATCAAACGCCGTATGTTGGCTGGTAATTTTGCTACCTATCTCTGTGCAAAGCTGTGCGCAACGGAAGCCGCTAGATATAATTAAAGGCTTGTCAAAATGAGACCTTACGGGTTGTAAAATATTTATAGCTAAATTTTTTAAGTTCTCTATCTGCTGAGGATTAGGATTATTGTTAATACCTTTTCTCTCCGCAATCTGAGACTTAGTTAACTCATCAAGAGTTATATTTGCTGTAAGTTTCATTGTTATAGTATACTTAAAATTTTCTTACGATCCATGTATATTTCCGTTTTAGCTTTTACTTTTTTACAAGTAAATACCACTCTTTCTGGATTTACCTCGTTCTGCGCGATGCGTTTTGATTTCAAACAATCGGATAACGAGTTTTTGTATACATGTTCTATCATATTTCCGTTTAAAGTTAATATTAGTGCAAACACAGTTTCTATCATTAATGACTCCCGTTTCTAATTAACTTTTCTACGTCTTCAGTTAACTTCTCAGTTCTTTTCTTTAAAAATTCTATGTTAACTGCATTGTTTCTCATACTCTTAATCTCTGCTTCTACATCTTCTAGTAAACCACTAACGTGTTCTACAATCATAAAAAGTTCTGCCTCTCCAGCTGATTGACCTAACTCACCTCTTGGATATTTAATTCTAAACTCTGTGTTTTGTTCTAAATCTTTTTGCATCAACTCTATTTGAGTCGAGTGATTGTTAAGCGTTTCGTGCAGGCCAAAATAAGCCCAGGTCCCGATAGCAACCATTGCGATCAAACTAGCAACCGTCTTCATAGGCATTTGCACAGCTGCCTCTTCACTAATTTTCAGTGGTTTATTTGCCATTCTTCTCCTTATAATTGTCTAGTGTTACCACATCTGGATTATCTTTTAAATACTGTTGTTTTAGCTCTGTCCAATAGCTAATTTTAGGATCGAAGTCTCTTTCACCAAAAGACTGCGCAGACATAACACCTAATTGCGTACACTGATTTATTAATTCTGCAAAAGCAGGGGGCGGTGGGTTAATTCTAGGCACTCTTTTACATTCTTTTACAAGTTCTAATTGTGTTCTTAATTTTTGTCTTAGTCCTTGTTCTTTAGCAAACTCTTCATCACACACAGGTCCAATAGATTTTCTCCATCTAAAGCCAACAACTTGATCTTGATTTTCAGCGCTTGTTCCTGTTTTATATTCACGCTGTCTTACCTCTGTATATGCTTCCCAACTACCTTGATCACAAGAGTTTGTGCCATCGTTTAAATATTCATTACGTGCGCTAGCTGCAGTGGCAAGTAATGCTATTAATATACTACCTATTAAGATCCTTAATATCATATGCGTGTTCCCTTACTTGATCAGCTAATTGTCTATATAAATTTTCTGCCATTTCCCATGTTGCTTCTGCTGCGGATAATCTTGTAGCAACCTCGGTTAACTTATCCTCTGCCACTTTTAAATCTCTTTTAATATTTACAAGAGTTTGTTTATTTGCTTCGATTGTATCAGTAAGACTAAGAACATATCTTACAGACGTAAATGTTCCGGCTAATATTGCAGCCACAACAGGTACAATTACTATATTCTTTTTTACCCATTCAAATCTGGATAATTTACTTTTAGGTTGTTTTTTTGCCATAAATTACCTGTTGAATCTTGACACAATCCAGTCCCAGGCAGCTTTAATTTTGTCCCAAACTTTACAACAAATGTTTTTACATTTTTCAATCATGTTTTTTCTCCTCAATTTCGTAAAAGAAGTTATCCGTATCTTCGGTCTTCCATTTACTTGTGTTCTCTACATTCCATTCAGAAGTTTGCACTTTCCAATCTGGAATATTATCTTTCACTGTAAATGAAGGTATATCCCAAATGCATCTATTGTTAGGTTGTGCTGCATAGTTCCCGTCGTCTAGGGCTATGATGTGAGCACATTTGTGCTCATGCGGAATCTCTGAATGATCCGTATCTAGTATATTACTTTCAGGATGGGCAAAGTCAACTGTAAATAGATATTTACCAGGATGCCATTTCTTGTCTTTTCCTATGTATTTACCTGCTTGAGCTTCTAGGATATCCCAAGTATGTACAGAAGGATAATAACTGAAACAATTCCAAAGCTGAAGCTCATCCAATCTACGCCTAGGTACATCAGTAGGCTTGAAGCCACGTTGTATAAATGCTGTAATAGGGAGACGATAAAAGATCGCACCATTCTCCATAATAGCGTGAAAAAGAATAGACTTGCCCGTAATGGCACTAATACCAAAGATAATACAGTCTTCAACTTCACCATGATGACTCTTAAGATCATAGAGATATTCTCTCCTGATTTGTGCATATTCCACTGGTATGTTTGCATTTAAATAAGCCATAATTATCCATAAATATCACCCCAAGTATTGCCGGACTCAAAATCAACTTTATTGGGTACAGCAAGACTAACAGCATTCTCCATAATTTCAATTATTCTTTTTGCCTCGTCATCATTTTTAACAGAAATATCTAACTCATCGTGAATTTGTATGTGCGGTGTAATACCTTCATTGTATAAATCTAACATAGCTTTCTTTGTCATATCAGCTGCAGATCCTTGTATGAGTTTGTTCAATGCCTTGTATGTAAAAGCTCTACGTATTCTACCTCTACCATAAGTTTTCTCTGCTTCAACATAATCCATAGGTTTGTGCATACCAAATCTGTTTGGTTCCCATTTAGTAAATCTACATCTACGTCCTAATAAAGTACCTATTGATCCAGATGATTGAGCTTGATTTGATGTGTAGTTCATGAGATCTTTAACGAAAGGCACGTTTTGGTGATACTGATTAAATAAATCTTCAGCCTCTTCTCTACTATTTAATCCTAGTTCTGCTTGTAGTTTTGCTTTACCCATACCATAAAAAAGACCCAAATTAATCGTCTTTGCTTGTGTTCTAGATATGTTTGCCATGTCTGCAACTGTTTGGTGAAAGTCTACTTTATTATCTTTAAATTTTTCTACTATATTTTTTACAGATTGATCGTAGCATATTGGTTGTGTTTCTGCAGCATAATGCACTACAAGTCTTGGCTCTTGCTGGCTATAATCAAAACATCCCCATTTGTGATTTTTTTCTGGTAAAAACAAAGAACGAATCATAGGACCTAGATCTTTATTTCTTGCCGGTATCTGCTGTAAATTTGGATTAGAATAACTAAATCTACCTGTAACCGTGCCACCTTGATCAGACCTAATAGGATTAATATCTGCATGTATTCTACCCCTGTGTTGATGTTTTAATATGGTATCTATAAACGTTGTGTGCGCCTTGTTAATCTCTCTTGCTTTTGCTATACTTTTAACTACAGGATTATTATGTGTGGAAAGAAAGTTTTTTGTAAATGAAGGTGACCCAGTTTTCTCGGTTTTGGCGTAGGGTAAGGAGAGTTTGTCAAACACTTTGGCAATCGATCTTGCTGCCCATATTTGAACATCTATTCCTGTTTGTTTTTTTACTTCTTCTAGGATTAGCGCTTCCTGTTGTGATAACTGCTGTTTCAATTTATGAGCACCTTCTACGTCGACACGAACCCCTTTAAATTTCATATCAATTAAACACGGAAACAATTGTGTTTCTAAGTCAAATATTTCTACTAAGTTATTCTTTTGTATTTCTGTGGATAATCTTTTAAATAGTTCTAATGTAAGTCTAGCGTCTTGTTCTGCATAATTACCCACGTACATTGCTGGTAGTTTATATAATTCTTTTTTAGGATCTATACCCCATGACTCTGCAGCTTGTTGTAAAGCTTTTTCATCTTTTACTTCTCGTAAGTAATCATATGATATACTGTTTAATGTATACCATAATCTATTTTCATCTATCAAAGATGCCATTAACATGGTGTCCATAATATGTCCGTTGATAGGTATGCCGTATGCTTTTATCCAGCACACATCGTACATTGCGTTATGAAATATTTTATAAGAATCTGTTGCACAAACTTTTTTAAACCATTCTAAAACTGTCCTTCTGTCTATGTTACCACCACCCTCATGTGCTATTGGATAATAACCTTTCCATCCTTCAACAGCCACTGCGATACCTACAATCTCTCCTCTTCCTTGTATGGCACCAGAACCTCTTGCTTTTAAGTCTGGGTCTTTTGTTTCTAAGTCTATCGCAATATATTTTTCTCCTGACAGATCAGGGAAAGTATCAGGACAATCCCACTCTGTCTGCGCTGTAAACATTATTTTTTATCCTTTAATTTTAGTATTTCTAATTCACAGTAATGTATAATCTTTTCTAGATCTTCTACCTTATTTTTAGATAAATATCTACAAACATATTTTACAACACATCCTTGAAAGAACGAGAGATTATTTTTAGAAATAAACTCATACGGCTGAATGTGAAAATTCTTGTAGTGGCTCCCTCCAACCTGCCTTGATTGTGGAAATGCTTTTTCCAATCCATCTGGGTCTGTCATACTATTGGTCCTCCTATATTATATTGATATTCGTAGTGCTGACTACAAATATACAGTCTTTCTTTTGCTCTAGTTACACCTACAAAAAACAAACGGTGCTCTGGGTCTGGGTTTCTTGTTGCAGATTCATAGATAATTCTTTCTATATCTGTAAATAAAACAACGTTATCACACTCTTCACCTTTTACACCATGTATTGTAGATAATTTTATTCTTGCAGGTTTCATTAAATCATCACCTGACTCTAATAATTTTTTTATATATAGTTTACTTGATTCTGGAAATCTTAGTTGCTCCCAGCTCCCCGTCGCTCGCAACCCGTGTTCAGTCTGTAGTCCCTCTAGATTTATACTAGTAATACTTTCTAGAGTCTTGCCGCCAGCAAATCCTCTAACTAGATGTCCATCTTTTACTGTTAAAAAATCCCATAGATCTTTTACATCTTCTTTACTTACCACTGCACCTTGATGTAAACGTTTCCAAACTCTGTATGCGTTTAACATTTTTTTAGGTAATAGTTCTTGCGCTTTAGCTTCAAATCTAAAATTCATACTGTATAAATGATCACGTAACCTTTCTAACATTTTATTTGTTCTAGTCAATATCATCCAGTTGCCTTCATGTAGGGGTAATTCTTCAAAATCAGAACCCATAGTAACCACACCCTGGGCTTCTCTAGGTTTCCATTCTTTTTTTAGACGTTGTGACATGTGAGGGAAGATACTAGTTGCTAGTTCATGCACAGATCTTGGAACCCTACGTGATTGAACCTGTGGATCAAACTCACCTTTTAGATTTATAAATATTTTAGGTGAAGCTCCTTGAAAAGAATAAATGGTTTGATCATCGTCCCCTGCAATATAAGAACGAGCACACTTACTTTCTATGTAAAAGAACATGTCCCATTGCAGAGGACTTAGATCTTGGGCTTCATCGAGGAAAACACAATGTAGTGGTGGACATCTGTCTCCCTCGACAAACTTGGAAATCATATCAGAGTATTCAATCATACCCGTGCTATCTTTATATGTTTTTAAATCAGCAGCTATCTGTTCTGTTAGCCATATGTCTGTGCTGTAGTGTAGTTCTAATTCTACAGCTGACTCTTCAATACTTATCTTTTTATTTCTAGCTAACTCTATGATACGCATATGTGGATTGGTATGTTCAACATAACCGTTTATGTTTATTCTAGATTCAAAGTTTAAATCACGACAATATGTAGAAAAATTCTTAAAGTTTTTCCATTTATCTCCCTTTAATAGTTGTGTTTTTGTGTTGATATTACACTCTTTTGTTCCCATTGAGTGCATAGTGCTGACGTATATTTTATCATTCTTAATTCTTTCTTTTGCTACATTAGCTGCAGCGTTACTAAATGCTATGTATGCTATCTTATCAGGCTCAGTCTTTTTTAATTCTTCATCAAGGTAGTGCATAAGTCTATGCGTTTTACCCGTGCCTGGTGGACCGGGGATAATTATTCTATGCAAAAGGTGCCTCTTTCATTTTATCTTTTCTAGTATTTGGTTTCTCTAGTTTTAAGGTAGGCAGCGCCATGTATCTTACACTCTTATTATTTATCTTACCTGGTATCTCTTCTGCGTCAAACAACGTCTCTAACATTCTAGCTGTCTTTTGTTTTGGATATTTTTTTGTATCCCATATTTTTGTTCTAACAATATACTTCCAAAAATCTTTAAATTTAAAATAACTAATACCATCCTCTGTATAAGACAATCCTCTCAAGATGTCCTTCCAATCTTTACCTGGTATTTTATTTATATAATCTGATAATAATTCTTTTAGTTGAACATCTATCTTTGTAGACTCTGGAGCTTCTATTGGTATTGTGTTCTTTAATAATTTATTTATTGCCTTTCTCCAGATTAGTTTACCCACTGGAGGCATAGCTTGGTCAATTTGTTCTAAACATTTTAATGAGAATCTATCTGGTTCATGCAAGTCTTGTGATTCTACTTCTATC